TGCCGGAGGTTCAAGATGAGTATGGTTTTATCTACTCTCACGCTAACGATTGCGATAGTTTGTTGTTTACTGGTATGGCAATTGCTTCGGGCGCAAGCGGCGATATCCGAGCGGCTGAACACCCTAGAGATAAAGGCCGCTGGTATAGAACCCCGGCTCAAGACTGTTACAAAAACTTTGGGTCGAGTGACAAGCCAAATAGAAAATCTGGATCTTCTATATCAAGAGACATGCTTGGAGGATTACTCTGGGCCGCGAACAATTCGAATAGTTTGGATATAGTCGAAGACTTAATAGATTACGGCAAGTCTAAAGACTGGGTTATGGGGGAAGGTGCGCTAGACCGTACCTACATGCTTGCGCCGTTTAGACAAACTCTCTACATCATGGCCGGCAAAAAGTATGAGGCTCCGTTCGTGCCGTACTTAGATCCCATTAAAGACCACCAACGCCACATTGTTGCGCTCTACATTCTACTTGAAGGCGAAACCCAAGGCTACATCGCTGCGACCTACCTTGAACTCTTTGAAGTTCTCGCAAAAGCCGACCCGAAAAGTTCTCTTTACCAATTCGGCGTTGCCCGCTACGGCACTGGGAACTTTAGCAAAGTCCTCGAAACACTAAACGACACGAAATTATTTCCAAGAGATAGACTGCCAACGACCGCCGACCGCTGCGGACATTGGCTTTGGGAAAGATCGGGCGACCATGAGAATTGGAGACCTTGCGACGAGGATAGAATACACTCGGGCGGAGACTTAACTTTCATGGTTAAGCTGTTAGAGTTAGCGCGTGAAAAGGTGAAATTGCAATTTAACCAAGGGGAGACTAGCGATGGTAGATAAGGACAAAGAGGCTAAATCAGAGGCACTGAAAAAACTGCTTAAAGACAGACTTAGCCCGAAGAAAAAAATGCCTACAAGCATTAAAGAAGAAGACGACGAGTCTGAAGACGATAAAGTTGAAGGCAAAGCCCGAGAAATAACGATAACCGTAAAGGGTTAATATATGAGTGTAGCCGCGTACACGACCGCCGACCTACTTTCTGATATTAAGCAGGAAGGCATGATACCAACGTCGCAGACAACCTACGAAAACAGCGATATTTTGGAGTTAGCCACACGCCAACTTCGTTCAAAGGTCGTGCCGTTACTTGCCTCGGTTCGTGAGGGCTACATGATATGGCCGGGAACGATTACGCTCACTTCCGGGACGACTAAATACAATATTCCGGAAAGATCCGTTGTACTGAGTCTAGACGATGTCTTGGTTTTGGAGACTAACGGCTCTGAACGTAGTCTACCGCTTATCGATTCATCTTTGCGAGATAGATATAATTCATCCAGTCAGGCCATGGCGTTTTATATTGAATGGAATAAGCTAGTCTTAACTCAAGACCCGGGAACCCGGTATACTACACTTAGTACTCCATACATGATTAGACCGGGGAAATTAGTTGAAACAACCGAAGCAGGAAAAATTACAGCTATTAACACGGGTACGGGCGTGGTTACAGTCAACAACTTTCCGACTGATTTTACTACTGCTATACATTATGATTTTATCCGTGGCGCTGGCGGTTACGAGTATCTGTCTATCGATGCTACCGCTACCGCTGTCGATTCAGGTACGTCTACATTAACTTTTGCATCTTTGCCAACCGGCCTTGCTGTTAACGACTGGATAGCCTACGCGGGAGAAACTCCAGTAGCTCAGATACCCGAAGACTTAGCCCCGATACTCGTCTACGAAACCTTGACCAAACTATTAAAATCTCTAGGTGACTGGGACGGGGCAAGAGCGGCGGCTGAAGAATTGAAAGAACTTAAAGAATCTCTTATCAAAGTACTAAATCCAAGAGTTCAAGGTGAAACGAAATTTGTAGTGACCGGAAATCGTCGAGGGCCGTACAATTGAAACTAACTCACGCATTTCACGGACGAGATATAAACAGCCAGGGAGGGCGGCGTGAGTCAAACTCTAGAGCTTAAGGCTAGGGGCCTATACACGTTCCCATCGGAACTTAGCGAAGTTCCCGAAGGTGCGTTATCAAAGGCCGACAATGCCAATATTGACAAAGAGGGCATTATAACGCCTCGTCGCGGTCTTGACCGAGAGGCGTATGTATTAGGTACGACAACCGACCGGGTTAAAAAGATATTCGAGTACAAAGATTCAAAAATTGTACATTACAACACTAACACAATGGCGAGGGATACGGGCTCGGCCTACTCCGATTACTCGGGAACGTATAACCCGCCGGACTCTACGACGCCAATTCGTTCGGCTGAATCAAACCAAAACTTCTATTTCACCACTACCGCCGGAGTTTATAAACTAGACGCCGTCGCCGGAACTCCCGTTGTCGGCGGAGCCCCGAGAGGGCTATCGATAGCCGTATCTTTAACCGGATCTAGCGGCTTTCTCGTCGACGCCGGCTCAGGCGACGCCGTGGCATACCGTGCGGTTTGGGGTTACAGGGATGCTAACGACAACTTAATACTCGGCGCACCGAGCGAGCGACAACTAGCAATTGCAGCTAACGCAACCCTTAGCGGCTCAGGCGGTACGCCCGTTAGTCGCGACGTGAGTCTAACGGTAACTATCCCGGCGGGGGTTACGACGTCTTGGATTTATCAAATTTACCGCAGCGCAAATACCGGCAACGAGGCAACCGAGCCGTCCGATGAAATGCAGCTAGCCTACGAAAGTACTCCGACGTCGGGCCAAATATCTGCCGGAACATTAACGGTAACTGACTCGACGCCGCAGGCGGTTAGAGGCGCTACACTTTACACGTCACCAAGTCAACAAACTATCGCCCAAGCTAACGACCAACCGCCGTTAGCTGAAGACATCGCCGTATATAAAAACCATATGTTTTTTGCTAACACTAAACTGAAACACAGATACCAGGTCGCGCTACTTGCCGCCCAAGGCACGGCCACAACGCCCGATACATCTCTAAAGTATGACGACGTTGTTACGATTAATTCGGTGGCGTATACTGGTAAATCATCGACAACCGTAGCAAGCAACCAATTTAAGGTATTCTCCGCTGGAACACCCTCCCAAGACATTAGAGATACTGCTGTGGAACTATGCCGAGTCATTAATCAATCGGCGTCTAACACCGGATCAAATGCAATATACGCTTATTACGTCTCTGCGGTTAATGACACGCCGGGGAAAATATTATTTGAGTCTAGAAGTGTGGGAGGCGCACAATTTAGCCTTACTTTTACCCCACAAGTCGCAGGATCTAATCCGTGGACTCCAAGCCTCCCTACATCTGGAACCACTGCATCCAGTAGTAACGACCAATTTAAAAATGCTGTCTACTTTTCTAAACCCCTACAGCCCGAAGCTGTACCTACATCCAACTTTTTTCGGGTAGGGAGCGCAGATGATGAAATACTTAGGATTCTACCTCTACGCGACTCTCTCTTCATACTTAAAGAAAATGAAGGTATCTATCGTCTCACTGGAGAGGATAGTACTAGTTTTCGTGTCGATTTATTTGATTCTACGGCTAATATCCGGGCCCCCGAAACTGCCGTAGTTTTATCTAACGCCATTTATGCGTTAACCGACCAAGGTGTGGTGCAAATAACTGAAACCGGGGTTAGTGTTATATCTCGTCCGATTGAAGACCAAATACTAGACCTTTTCAGTTACGGCCTAACGGTAGTCTCTACCTACAGCTACGGGATAGCCTACGAAACCGACCGGAAGTATATCCTTGCGACCGTTAGTAGCGCGACCGATGTAGCCGCCGACCAATACTTTGTTTACAACACGTTCACGAAAGCATGGACTCGCTGGGATAACTTTTCATCACGTCACGGGATGGTTAAAGAGAGCAACGATAAACTCTACTTCGCTGACTCTGCCAGTGCCTATATTTTGGCTGAGAGAAAGACCAACACCAACTTTGACTATGCCGACTACAGGATAGCTGCGACCATTAGCGCCGTATCAGGCGACGGGTTAACCATAACCTTAAACAACACCGACACTATGGCTTCGGGCGACATTATATACCAAAGCAGTACCGTGTTTAGTGTCATTGACTCAGTCAACACGGTCGCCGGTACGGCTACGATGAAATACAACGGCAGTCTAACCGCTGCGGCGGCTACCATATATGCTTCCATCCCGGTTCATATTCGCTGGGTTCCCGTACATGCAGGAAACCCCGGCAAAATGAAACACTTTAGGGAAGTGGGATTTTTGTTTAGGCGTAACTTTAACATTAAAGCCTTTGCCGAATTCTTTTCGGAGATAAGCCAAAGTGTAGAAACCGTAGCCCTTGACGGCCCGTCCGCCGGAATATTCGGGTTTTTCATCTTTGGGGCCCTGCCTTGGGGAGGTCAATCGGGCCGAGCCCCTGAGAGGACCTACGTACCGCAGCAAAAGCAGCGATGCACACAACTAAACGTCGGCTTTAAGCACAATATTGGCTTTAGTGACTTCCAACTAAACGGCATGAGTACGCATTACGTGGAAATGTCTGAGAGGTTTGCTAAGTAATGGCGGGTTTACAAAGACTTAAAAGGTTTGTTACCGAAGACTACCCAAGTCAAGCCGAGTGGATTGGTCAATTGCTAGACCCTTTGAATCAATTCATCGATACGGTGTTTGGTGCTTTAAATAAAGGCTTAACGTTCCGTGAAAACGTCCGATCCGTGGTGAAAGTATTAGAATTTGTCGAGGCTACTAGCGCCTACCCGATGAAATTTGCTTGGGATTTAAAAGGTGGCGGGCCAACGGCTCTAATTGTGGCGCGGGTAGTATATAATAGTACTGCGCCCACAACAACCGTCGGAGCCGATTGGTCGTTTGACGGCACTAGCATTTCGATTAGAGATTTTTTCGGGCTAACTAACGGTGAATCATATAAAATAACCGTTATCGCCTTTACAGCATAAGAGGGATTGTATGGCATACCTACCGCAGGAAGAAGAAGACCAAAACCCAGGCCAAAGTGTGGCTACTGGGGGCTCGGCTGTAGTTCCGCCCACTACCGGCGGGGGTAGCGGCTCACAATTAGGCGGCGGAGGCTCCGTAGCCCCAATGGCCGGGTCGACTCAAAAGGGTACCGGGTTCGTAAATACTCAAGACTACATCAAAGCAAACGAGGGCCAAAAGTTTGGCGCTCAAGTAGCGGGCGATGTCGGCAATGTAGCCCAAGGGGCCGTAGATAGCCTCGGCGGCGTACAACAATCCTTTAACGACAACGCCAACAAGGGCCTGGTTAGACCCGATGACAATATTCTAAAGAACATAGCTGCGGGCAAAGCCCGATCCGTCGTAAATAACCCCGGCCAATTAAAGAAATACAACGAAATGGCGGGAGCTACCTACAAAGGCCCCGGCGAGTTGAGCGAAATGGAGGGGTTCGGCGACTTATCCCAGAAATACGGGAAAGCCCGAAGCTATTTGAACAACACGGCCACGGAACCGGGCCGACAAACCCTACTCGGCGACATGTACGCCGTGCCGAATTACACCGGCGGCATGAGGGGGCTAGATCAAATGATACTCCAAGCCGACCCTAACTCTAGAGACCAATTACAGACTATCCGAGATAGATACGCAGACATTGACGACGACATAATCGTTGCAAGTCAGGCGGCTCAAGGCGTAGCTGAAGGAAAGCGTGCCGAAGCTGAGAGAATAAAAAGACGAGTAGCCAACGCTACTAATTCGGCAAAGGGCTCGTTAACTACAACCTTGAAAAGAAACCTGGCGAGAACAAACAAAGATAGGGACGCGGAGTACGCCACGAAATTAGCGGCAGCCATTGAGGACGCTCAAAAGAATACGCCGAATGCTCTTTATACCCCCGAGCAAATAACCGCCGCCGTAACCGCAGCGTCCAAAAAAGGGAAAGGCTACACTAGTGTTAGCCAGGCGGCCAGCGACGACGACGTTGCTCAGTACAACGCCCTATCCACCTTGATGGGTAACCCCGGCGACACTATCTCTAGACGCGGCGGGAACGAGGTCTATACCCTGGGCGACTGGATTAGCAGACTGCCAGCCCTAGATAACGGCGGCCAAATGTCAGCCCCAACTAAAGGGCCCGGCGGCTACGTAGAACAAACTAGACGCAAAACAGAGAATTCGGCGGTTGGTGAAGCGGTTAAGAAAATATCGCCAACGGCTAAGGTTAAAAAGAAACTGGGATTTTAAGGAGCTAGATCATGGCAGGTGGAACAATACTAGGCGGAGAATACGGCAATTGGGCCTCAAAAGGCGACCGAGAAAAGTCGGGCCGTATCCTGCGGGAAAGCCGAAACATGTGGGCCGGCATGGAACTGCCGGACATAGAGAAACAAGAACTCGATTTAGACTCATACGGCGACCCGCAATTAGAGAAAGCCATACTCCAAGGAAGCACCGCGTTAAACGACATTAGTCTAGACCCGTCGACTCGCAACGCCCAAGCCCAGGCCCTAGCACGTCTTCAAGGCATAGCCTCCGAAGGCGGTATGGACTCAATCGATAGAGCTCGCATGGCTGACATCATGAGTCAGGCGACCGGCATGGCTAAAGGCCAACGAGATGCGATATCTCAAAACCTCCAAGCGAGAGGCATGGCCGGTTCAGGTCTTGAAATGGTTCAGCAACAAATGGCGAACCAAAACGCCGCCCAACTAGCTAACACCGGAGGGCTCCAAACCTCAGCCGACGCACAACGCCGAGCCCTTGACGCCCTGATGAATTCAGCAACCCTCGGCGGGCAAATGAGAACCCAAGACTACGGCATTGCCTCGGATAAAGCTCGGGCTCAAGACGCCATTAACGCTTTCAATACCGGATCTAAACAAGGCATCCAAGAACGCAACGTTGGCCGAACTAACGCCACGGCTTTAGGCAATACCGATCTAAGGAACCAACAACAAGTAGCCAACAAAGGTCTACTGCAACAACAATACGAGAATAAAATAGCCAAAGCTCAAGGCTTAACCGCAGCTAACGCCGCTCGTTCGGGCCAACTTGCCCAACAAGCCGCCGAGACTCAGCAACGACATGCGGCGCAGGGTAAAGCTCAAGACGATATGGCAGTCGAAGGTTTAAAAGCCGGCGGTTCAATGATGGGTATGATGTCAGATGAAAGGTCGAAAGAGAATATCAAAGACGTGTCAAAAGAAGACTTAAAAGAATTCTTTGCCGCTGTCAATCCTAAACTTTTCACCTACATCAACGACGAACACGAAATGGCAGCGGCGGGCGAACGCATAGGATTTATGCTCCAAGACGTTCAAGGCACTAAGCTCGGTAAATTGATTACTCGAACGGGCGAAGACGGTATGCTCTACTATGACAAAGATAACCTTTACGGCATTATACTTGCCGGACTTTCAATGTTACAGGGTAGTCAGCTTGCCGCCGACAATGCTTATGGTATCTCAATCGCCGGCCTTTCAATGGGAGTCGCGTAATGGAACCCGAAGACCAAAAAGAAAAACCATCGTACGAACAACTACTAGCTGAACTCCAAGGCCTTAAGTCAGGCGGACCCAGCGAAGCGGACATAAAGAGTGATGAAGAGTCTAGAAAGAGCGCCAAAATGGGAGCGGTTCTTGAAGCCCTCGGCGCTGGTTTAGGCCGAGCCTCTGACACTTTATTCCAAGGCTACACCGGGAAGGCGGTCGCTAACCCCAGCGGCGGCTATGAGAATAACGCCATTAGGCAGTATTTGTCAGACAAAGCCGACAAACGCCGGGCGTCTCAAGAGGCCGCCGATCAAAAGTTTAAACTTGCTCAGTATATGCAGCAACAAAAAATGGCCGAAGGACGAAACGCGAAAGAAGACTCTCAATTCTCTGAAAATGTTAAACTTAAACGTGAAGAAATGGCTCAAAAAGAGCGATTAGCTCAGGCCGCCGCAGCGGCTAAGTCGGCCGCCGGCGGACCCGGCGGTAGAGCCCTAACATCAGGAACGGCTAAAGAGATTGGCGAGTTTGACGCGGCGATAGACATGGCCGACAGACTCAAGAAACTCTACGACAATAAGGCCGCGTCGACCGGCTCTAGCGCTCTTTCTTATATTCCGGGCACCGATGCTTTTGAGTATGACAAAGACAGAGACGTTGCCGCACAGACTATCGGCGGAATTCTTGAGGGCGGCAAACTAACTGAAGAGGACTACAATCGATATAGGGATATGCTTCCAAAGCCGACCGACACCAACTCCGTCGCCCAAGTGAAGGTCGATGCCATTAAAGAACTCATCACGGCTCGTAAACGCGGCGGGGTTGAGGCTCTAGGACAATCCGGTTATAATGTCGCTAATATCCCGGTAGCTGAAAGAAAAGACATCCCCAGCCGAGCCCAGGGCGGTAAACTTTTAAGTGGTTCGGCTACGGCATCGGACGGCCCCCAAGAGAAAACAGTTAACGGCAAGCGCTACCAAAAAGTTGAAGGCGGTTGGAAGAGGATAGATTAATGCCCGAAGATTTTATCTCAGACGACGACATGGCCCGACTAGGCGACTCGCCGGACTTTATAACCGACGATGACATGTCGGCAATCCCGGACGACAACGAGCTAGGGGTTATCCCTGCGGCGTTAGCCGGTCTCTCGCAAGGTCTGACTCTCGGCTACGGCGACGAAATAATTGGAGCCGGGCAAGCGGCCATTGGTAAACTAACCGGCGAAGAGGGCGACTACGACGAACTCTATAAAAAATACCGAGACGAGCGGCGGGGCTTGTATAAGCGAGCTAGGGAGTTAAACCCAGTGACCTTCGGGGCGAGCGAGTTCGCCGGCGGTATAGCTCCGGCGTTTATCACAGGCGGCGCTGCCGCTCCGGCTACCGTAAAGGGGGCCATAGGCTACGGGGCCCTCGGCGGCGGCGCAGCAGGTTTGGGCTACTCCGAAGCTGAAGACTTAAGCGGCATGGCTAAAGATACGGCTAGGGGAGCGGCTATCGGCGGAGCCCTTAGCGGAGCCACTACAGCCGCAGTTAAGGGCGCAGGTAAACTGTTCGGCGGCGGTAAACCAACCAGTGAACTAGTTCGCGAATACATCGAAGCCAAAAACCAAGGGTTCGCTGACAGTCTCCAAGACTTTGCCGAAGTTCGGGCCGCAAAAGCCGCCGTCGGAAACCAAGCTAAGTACATGGACCCCCTCATACGCAAAGGCAAAGTAAATAAATTTGGACGCGACCTCCTCGACGAAAATATAGTCGGGTTCGGCGATAAAGCGGAAAACATTCTAGAGAAAGCCGCCCAAGCCAAAGATAAAATTTGGGGGAGCATGGACGAGCTAATCGAGGGAGTCGAAGCCCCCGTTTCAGGTCAAGGCATTGGCGATGACCTCCTAAACTACGCAACCGAAATAGACGCGCCGAACACCCAAGGAACTGTTAACCAAGTACTTAACCAAGCCAAAGACTTCCAAGGCCGAGGCGACGTATCAATGCGTGAAGCCCAGCGTTGGAAAAACCTCTATAAGTGGGACGACCGCGACCCGTCGACTATGGCCCTAGGTAAAGAGGCTACCAATAAAGCCAAAATGATTATTAGTAACCAAATGGAAAACGCTGTCGAGAAATCCGGAGCCGACGAACTCTTAAGCAAATACCGAGACCTTAAATCTAAGTATGGCTCGGCGGCATTGGCCGAAGAGGTCGCGGAAAAACTCACTAGTCGTCAAGCTAAAAATAGAACGTTTAGTTTAACTGACTACGGCAGCGCCGCCGCAGGGGTTGTATCCCAAGGACCCCGGGGAGCCGCCTTCGGCCTAGCCAATAAGGTGTTGCGGGAACGGGGGTCTAGCGCCGTAGCCGTCGGAGCCGATAAGCTATCCCAGACCCTACGTCGAAACCCCACTAAGTTTGGAAAGTATTCTGAGACTCTTATCAAGGCCGTCGAGAAAGGCCCGACGAGTGTTGGGGCTACCCATTACATCCTGTGGAAAAACGACCCGGAGTACCGAGAGACCGTGGAGCGCGGCCTAGCCGAAGGACTTGACAGCCTTTAATTTACTCGGTAGCCTATTTAGACTAAGTAGGATTATCGCCCAATGAATAAAGACAAAGAAGCCGTTAAACGCGGTCTCCAATTTCTAAGCTTTTTAATGACCAATTTATCAGGTCAAGCAATCTCAAGACTCATTGACAGCGGTGCGCCACCACACGCCGCCGCACTGGATTTAATACACGCAACCAATATTATTCAAGGTTGTTACCGAGGGCTTGAGAATGACGAAAAAGAAGACGCCGCCGACAGAGTCGCCGAAACCATCGAAACAACCTAAGTCTTTCGCGGCTTGGTATATGGTGTGGGTAGGGTCCGCCTATCAGGTCGTAGAGGTTCAGATTGAAGACGATAAGGTTGTGTCGACTATAGCCGACGAGCCTAACGTGCAAGGTGTCCAACTTCAAAAAATCGAGGACTACCTACTTGATCAAGCTCACAACCAATAAAGTAAAGTTAATAGATATAGCGGCGGGGATAGCAGTCATTATACCCAGCCTTTATCTTTATCGGGCGGTAACGTACGAGGCATGTCTACTATTTGCCGTCGCTATATTATTCTACGGGGTTGTCAGATACTTCAATTCTGTAGAGCCCGCGTCCGCCCTCCAATTAAAAGAACTTAACGACGAGGTTAAGGACCTTAAAGCCAAAATAGGCTACATTAGTATCAAGGTAGGATTTAACCGAGAATGATAGAATCAATTAAAAACTCTTTAGAAAGAGCCGCCGGCTATGCCGCTCAGTACATGGACGACGACCCCGAAATGTTATTAGTCGGCTTAGATATATTATTAAAAATAAGTCAAATTCATAAAAACCTTGAAGTTAACCCCGGAGACGAGGCTTTCCTGGTTAGCGCCGATATAAAGCAAAAATCTAACACGGAGTTATCGAAGCTTGCTAAGTCAGGAACGACAAGCCGCTTATGAGCTTTGGCATAGGGGGGATCTTTCCTATAAGCTTCATAAAGAACAACTCCCTATTCGTCGCCTTATCCAAAGAGCGGAGAAAACGCACAATAAGAAAGTCGGTGCGAGGACTTCACGTCGTTTCGGGAAAACCTTCGTATTTTCTGCAATTGCTAGTGAGTATTGTCTTAACGAACGAAATATTATTGTCCCCTATTGTGCCCCGTCGATTAAAGCTCTTAAAACTATCATCGTTCCCATTATTAACGAACTATGTCGAGATTGTCCGCCTTCGCTACGTCCCGTATTACGTCGACAGGATGGTGCGCTTTATTTCCCTTCGACAGAATCTCAAATACTTTTGGTTTCGGCTGAAAATGGCAATGAAGAGAAAGCGCGTGGTATCAAGGCGCGAGCGGCTTTTGTCGACGAGGGCGGAGTCATAAAAAACCTTCGCTACCTTGTTCACGATATTCTTTTGCCGACGCTAATGTATTCGACCGGCCCGCTTGCCTTAAGCGGTACACCACCGTCAACACCCGATCATTACTATGTGACGTTTATGGCGGAAGCTGAACTATCGGGGTACTGCATTCATAAGACGGTATGGGATAACCCCATGCTAGAAAATAAAGAAATTCTAGAGTTCGCCGAAGCTGTCGGTTGTCGTATAGATTGGGGAACATTCTACAAGAAATCGACACCGAAAAATAGATTCTCTCGAAATTTAGCTAAGTTTTGTATTGTTGAAAAGTCGACGACGTTTAGGCGAGAGTTTGAAGCCGAGATTATAATAGATCCCGATAAAGCTGTCATTCCTGAACTTAGCGAACTGAAAATAACTCAAATTGTTAAAGACACACCCACACCTAGGTTTTGTAATAAGTACACGGTTATTGATACAGGGTTTATCGACTATACCGGCGTGGTGTTTGGCTACTACGACTTTAAGAGGGCTAAACTAGTCGTTGCCGACGACTTATTACTAGACTTTACCAGGCCGGGAATGAATACCGAAGAGGCCGCTAAACTTATACTCGCCAAAGAGGCCGAATTGTGGGGCGAAGAGAAACCCTACGCTAGGTTTGCCGACGGCGATCTAATCGTACTAAACGAACTGACTAGACACGGCCTACTAGTTAACCCAGTTAGAAAAGACGACATAGAGGCGCAGGTGAATACTTTGCGTGTGGACATTGCCCAAGACAAATTAGAGTTTAACCCAAAAGCAAAGAACACGCTCACGCACGCACGCTATGCCACATGGAATAGAAGTAGAAAGCAGTTTGAACGCGGCGAGGGAATGGGGCATTATGATTGTTTAGCCGCATTAATTTATTTTGTCAGACACGTAAACCGCAAGGATAACCCTTGGCCTAGCGTGCTTGACGTCGACATGGCTAACGACTGGGTACCAAGTCATTTGAAAGGCCGCTCTAGGTCCTCTCAGGTGCTAGCAGATATTTTCAAACTTTAACCGAGAGAGGGTTTTTCAAATGAATGAATATTTTGCAACGAGGCCAACCGAAGAGGCGGGCAAAGAAATTTATGCGAAAGTCGAAGAGTTCTACAATAACCTAGACTCGCTCGGATACTTTGCCCTGGTAGCAAAATCCCACGCTTATTACTTTGGTTCTAGTGGCTCGGAGACATCTACCGGGAGGGTCTTCACTAGCGGAGCAATTCGTCGCGGCGGAGAACAAGGCGAGCAATACAATTTTAAAATAAACACCTACCGAAACATACTTCAGCATTTACTAGTTATGACTACGGGCGAGCGTCCTCAAATGGAAACGCAGGCGACCAACACCGACTCGGAAAGTATATCGCAAGCCGACCTCGGCAACGAACTACTTGAGCACTACATGACTAACCAACGACTAGAAAAGCTATTTGTTCAGAGTTGCGAGTATGCTCTAGCCTACGCCTCGGGCCATATCGAAGTAACTTGGGATACCGATAGAGGGAACCAATACGGTGTGAAAGAAGACGGCTCGGTTGTTTATGACGGCGACATGCGTTTTGACCTTCATTCTCCCCTAGACGTAATCGTAGACATCTACCGAGACTCGAACGAACACCAATGGAAAATTGTCAGAAAGTATATGAACAAATATGACGTCGCGACGTCTAACCCTGACATGGCCGATAAAATACTAAACTCAACAACTAAAGATCAAAGGTTTGACAGATACTCATTTAACCGACGAATTGGCTCGGGCAAGTCTGACGACATCGCTGTTTACCGTTTCTACCATGAACCATCTCCGGCAGTCCCCGACGGTCGTTTCATCGAAATAATCGACGGCGGCCATGTACTCTTTGACGGCCCGCTACCTTATGACAATATCCCGGTGTTTTCGATGTATGCCGGAAGGATTTCAGGTTCTCCGTTTGGCTATACGGTTGCCTTTGACCTACTAGCAATTCAGGAAGGTCTAGACACTCTTCATAGCTCAATTCTAACCAACAACGTCGCCTTCGGTACTCAACTTATCGCCGTACCTAAAGGACACTCAATCTCTCGTCAAGACTTAGGCAAAGGCTTAGCAATTATTGAATACGACGCCGCCCTTGGTATGCCGACACCGTTGCAGCTAACTCGAACGGCCCCAGAAACCTACAACTACGTCGATAAACTCGACGGCTTAATGGAGAAAACCAGTGGACTTAACTCGGTCGTTCGGGGCCAGCCCCAAGGTCAGCTTTCCGGTGCGTCTGGTGCGGCCATGGCGCTACTCGCGGCGACAGCCCAACAATTTAACCAAGGGTTGCAACGAGAATACGAACACCTTATCGAAGACGTCGGAACGGCCATTATTCAAACTACAAAACGCTATGCCTCAACACCTAGAGTTATCGCTATCTCAGGTCGAACTAAGCGAAGTCAACTACAAGACTTCAAGGGCTCGGACTTAGAGAACGCCGACCGAGTCAGGGTTATGAGAAAATCGGCTATCTCTAGAACTACTGCCGGAAAGCTAGAAATTGCCCGAGACTTAATGAATTTGGGCTTTGTCCAAAACCCGGAGCAATATGCCGAAGCAATTAAAACAGGAACTATCGAACCAATGTTTGAAGGCATCCTTTCTCGTTCTCTTCTTATTCGAAAAGAGAATGAAAAGATGCGGAACGGGGAAATACCTCCCGTACTTAGAACGGACCGCCATGACCAACATATACCTGAGCATTTAAGTGTACTCGACGATCCGGATGTTAGATTTAACCCAGCCCTAGTCGAGGCCGTGCTAACCCACGTCGGCGAGCATGAGAAATGGCAACAACAAATGGCCCAACCAATGCAACCTGAAATGTCGCCCGAAGGCGGAAGTGGTGCGGCTGAAGTCTTGGAACCACTACAACCGGGAATGATGCCCGGCGAAGAGCAACCTTCGATGCCCAGTATGCCAGGGGCTCCCCCAGGAACTCCCGAAGAGTTAGCCGGAGTAGTTGAAAATATGCCGCCGCCCGCTTTAACCAACAACTAAGGAGCTAGTATGTCTGAAGGAACACCAACACCCGAACTAACCCCAAGCGTCGACGCCTCGCCCGGCCCAGACGTAACCCCTGAAGTCGCAGAGGTACCCGAATGGCAACGTCAAAAGCATAAACTAAAGATCGACGGCGAAGAGTTGGAAGTCGGTTGGGACGAACTAACCAAAGGCTACCAACGCGGGGCCTCGGCCAATAAGCGCTTTATGGAAGCCCAAAAGCTACGTCAAGAAATTGACGCCGATAGGCAAACCTTAAAATCACTATTTGCCATGGCCGAAAGCGATCCCGATTCATTGCTTATTCAACTAGGCATTAACCCGGTAGAATTTGCCGAGTCTCGGATTATGCGAGAAATTGAAAGCGAGAAAATGAGCCCGCAGCAAAAAGAGGCCCTAGCGTGGGAGAGAAAAGCCCAGGCCGCTCGCTCGGAAGTCGAAGAGTTTGAGTCACGAAAAAAGAAAGAGCAAATTAGTAGCCTGACAGAAAAATACTATGCCGAGTTTTCGACTACGATTGACAATATTTTAACCAAAATCGGAGCCCCGAAAACCAGCAACACCACGGCCCGAGCCGCTAAGCTTATGAACCTATATATCGAAAACGAAATGGAAATAGACGTAGATGCCATTTCGGACCAACTAACCGAAGAACTCGGCGAAGAAAATAGATCATACTTCGAAAAGCTATCCCCAGAGCAAATAGCTGGTATACTGAAAGAGGACGGGCTTAAAAAAATTAGAGAGTATGACTTGGGTAGACTTAAGTCGGACCGGCTACCCCCTGGGCGAAGCCAGCAGAAAAAAGCTGAGCCAAAATCTGAGAGAATGCCGACATCTGATTTTTTTGAAAAGATCCGCAAAAGCTTATAATCTAATCCAAACGGAAAACAGGGAGGTTTACCATGGACATTAAAGAATTAAAAGACGTAGTTCGTTTCGGTATTTCACTAGGCGAGCGCATAGCCTCGGCTCTTGAAGACGGTGAGTTGACTTGGGCAGATGCTTTCAAATTTGTCGGCGTACTCGGCGAAGCAAGCGACGCGCTTAAAGGTGCTCAATCTATCCCAGGCGAAATGATGGACTTAAGTGTAGACGAGAAAGCCGAACTTGACGCTATGGTTGTAACGGAATTTAACATCCCTAACGACAAAGTCGAAGCCTACATTGAACAAGGTTTTAAAGTAGCTACGGCGATTGCTCAGATTGTAACTGAGTGGAGAACTAAGTAATGACCATTTGGATACAACTTCTAGTTCTAATCATCACGAATTTGCCTGGTATCATTAACTCGATTAAAGAATTGTTTGAACTCTTTGGCCGAGATAAAAACAGAGCAAAGGCCGCGCTTAAGGAAATCAGAGACCTTAAAGGTTCCGATAACCGTGGCGCTAGAATCAGAGACATTCTTGAGAAATACGCAGTAAAGTGAAAGTTAGCGAACACTTCACCATGGCCGAGTTAGCTTGCCGTTGCGGTTGCGGCAAGTTTAACATGGACGGGTTGTTCCTTTCCTTCCTTGGTGCGGTTAGACTTTACTACAATGCCCCGATGAAAATAACGTCGGGTTGTCGTTGCACCGAGCACAACGCCCGAGTAGGCGGAGCTAAAGACTCGGCCCACGTCATGGGACTAGCGGTCGACGTGCATTGTGATAACGGAGACGATAAATATAAGCTAATCGAGGCCGCCATATACTGCGGAGCTACGGGTATCGGTATCTATTCGTCTTGGTTACACCTAGACATTAAGCCAAGAACTCGCCAGACTCTCTGGCACCGACTGACTCGCCCAACGGCTTAGCATAAGCAATTATTGAGCGGTTAAGAATAATCTTTTCGTTGCTGTCTTGAACAACTAATATTTCGTTATCCCATATCTCAACAACTTGCCCCGTAATAACAAAACTTCGACTAAAGAATTGATACGTGACATCAGGCTTATACGGATGTTCATGTAGAGCCATTGTCTTAAAGTACATTAATTTAAATCCTCTCTTTTTTTATCTTTACACTTATCGCACGACACTAAAGCAACGGGCCTTGCTTGGCCTATGCAGCTAACGTCGATATTATACCTTAGTTGACAGTGTGGGCAAAGAGCCCGGTAGCCAGTGTCAGGACCCATTCTATATTCCGGGCTTGTTGCGGGGGCTACACTATCCACGGCCTGCCCTCCACAAGGTTAGAACTTCGCCAATAGATCTTTCCGGCCTGGGTTTTAATTGCCACAACCTGTAAAGACCTCGCCTCTTAACTTTCTGAACTTGGGCTAATTTCCTTAGAGCCCTCGCCGCTTTTCCGTTCACGTTCTAACCCCTTTAAAATTAAATCCTCTAGAGCCAATGCTATTTTTGTAAAGGCAACCGACGTGGTATCACCGCTATAGGGCGGCGTGTAGCCGAGACCAACTAAAGCCCTCTCTATTCTTTTTTCTAATTCACGGTACAGAGACATTTTCTAACCCCTTTAAAGCTGCAACCATGTCTATAAAATCGTCAAGATATAAGCAAACGACATCCCGCTCGCGATCCCCGCGAGTGATAAGACAATGAGTACCGTTACCCTGAATTTCTTTGATCTTAGAAATGGACGCATATTTTCTCATTCTTTTGCACTGTATTAAGTATTCGCCGACGCCCTCTAGGTCAACGCCGACGCATTTATCAAGTTGGTACTCTAGTTTGCGTTTGGCCCCGGGAAATACATCACGAAACCGCATGGCTATTTCTCTTTCGTAACTATGTCCTTTCGTCCTTGAAAGCTTGCTCAAAATGTTACTCCAAATTCAAGTCAAATTGCTTTAATATCGCAAAGAATTCATCTTTAATTGTCGAAACTAAATCGACACCGTGGGAGCCTATAGCCTCGTCTCCGTACTTAACTCTTTGCCTCAAAGATTCAGTATAGAATTGCTCCATGGCCATTTTCCATTCGTTGCCTTTACAGTTTGCAAGGTAGCGGTAGTACTCTTCGATATTCTCAAATTCTAAAGTCTGTTTAATTTTCACGATGACATCCCTCGCTATAGTTAAGTAGGCTGTTGTGTACGTCGGCACACAACGCTTTGCAATATTCTAACTCTACTTCGCAAACAAATAATTGGTCGCTTTGACAACCAGCCAACCCGAATAGTATAATGACCAACCATTTTCTCATGATCAAACAACCTCTTTAATTATTTTCAACTTATCGACTATTATTTTGTATATTGCCTCGTCTACGGCGGAAGCGAAAACATAATAATAAAAGCACGTACTTTTTTGCCCTATTCTGTGTATTCTTTTCTCGGCCTGGGCCAAAGTCGAAGGTACCCAAGGATAGTCGTTAAAGACCATGTAGCTTGCGGCTTGCAAGTTAACCCCAACACTCATGGAACCAATTGTAGCGACGATAAACCTTGCGCCGACGTGCTCAGAGAAAGACTTAATTTTCGTGGCCCGGTCTTCAATTGGGGTAGCGCCGTTAATAAGACCTCCGGGGTAGCGGTCTCTAAGTCCTCGGTACAGGTCTTCACAACTTTGCAAATGGTCTGTGAAAACTACTACCTTTTCGCCTACGTCTAGAATCGATAAAGCTATTTCAACACTCGCCGCAGTCTTTGCTAAGGCGTTTACTGCCTTTATGGCCGAGTGATTCATTTGCGTAGATTTACCCGAAGAATAAGCCGTAAACGCAGCTTTTAAGCTTTCGTCATGTACGTCCGGGTTAATGTTAATTCGTTTTCTAACTTGCTCCGGGAGGTCTAATACGTCTTTCGCCTTTTTGCGTAAATACCAAGGCTTAATAATTTGCCTGAGGTTCTCGGCATTCCTTAAACCCTCCCATTTAAAATGGGTACCGAATGTGGGCAACCTGTTACAAAACTGGGAGCAAAAAGACCAATGGCTAGTCCGGTACGGGGTAAACCCCTTGTTCTCCACGCCGCCGTAGCTACATAGTTTAAGCAGGCTCCAAATTTCGGGGACTCCGTTACTTATCGGCGTACCTGAAAGCAGTAGTAAAGCTTGCGGTCTTTTATCTTTAATGAATTCGTGAGCGGTCGTAGTTCTTTTTGCCCCAGGGTTCTTAAGATAGTGGGCCTCGTCGAAAATAACTAAATCGTAACGACTAAGGTTTCTAGCCGACGTTGCAAACTTGGTGTAACTGATAAACTCAATTTCGCAAGGACCCAAAAACTTTTCAGCTTCGGCCTTCCAATTGTGTTGCAAATAGGCCGGGCAAACGACTAACGTAAACCCGCCTATCTTTTCGTGTAAAGCTAGCCCTACAGCAGTCTTGCCCAAACCCATTGAAAACGCGCAAATGGAGTACTTAGTTTCAAAGGCAAAATCTAGAGCCTCTTTCTGGAACGGATAAAGGTCAATTTTCACCTATCTGAAACTTTAACTTCGTATTTGTCTGCCAGGTCTTCTAGCGCGTCGGCTATCTTTAAAAACGCTGTATATAGTGGTTCACTAGATCTAGGTACTGGGTAGTCTAGTCGCCTTAAGGCGTCGAATAGCCTAATCTCTAAAGCTTTATAAAGTTCACTCGACGCCATTGTTACACCTCGAATACTTCAATTTGGGATTTAGCAGAATCTACACTTTCGCTGTAGGTTTGACCGTGACATTTTGACCAAAACTGACACGGCGAAAAGTAATTCATACAGTAACCGTAGTTTCGCCTCGGGTTTGTTTCGCCTTTAATAATAGCATCGGCGCGAGTCTTGGTTAAATCATGCCTGTCGCGAGTACCACACGTATCTAACCGAGCAACCGGGACTATCATCCGATAAACTTTAATTGCTTTTCTCGTCCGGTCGACAAAGGCCGAAATGGTTTCATTTTCTCTTTTTTTACTCGTCGTCTTTGTAATGATTCTATATCCCGCGCCGCCGAACTTTGCTGCCTTTAGGCCGTAGTGTTTAGCTACGTCACTAAAGAAACTCGCATACAGGTTTAGCTGCGGGTCTTTAGGTAGTCCAACAACCGAATTAATTGAGAATGATTTAAAACATTTTAAGTCTTCGATGTACCAAACGCCGTCCTCGTCCATACTTATTAAGTCGAGAAAGCCCGACACGTTTGGGCTTTCAATAGCGTACTCGACACCAACAACCTTAAGCTTGCTTTGAGCTTGGTAGCGCCAATAGACGTCACTCATTACAGCAACGAGGCCGAAGTGTTCCGCCGATAAGCCGATGTCCTTAGAGGCTTCACACTCTTTAAGTAACTCAGCCAGGTCGGCGGGCTCGTGCTTTGATCTCTCTTGAACGTGATGAAACGCTTTACCAACTGAGAGGCCGTCGGAGTCGGAATAATCAGAGTCGGGGGCTATGCCCTCGACTTTTCTTAACCACCAACGATATTCACAACCCCTAAACTCTTGGGCCGAGCTATGACTTAGTTGACTCATTCTAGGGAGTCCAAACCCTTAAGGGCCTCTTTAACGCCTACTTTTTTAACCGGCTTAGCCGCCTCAGCGGGCCTCTTTCGAACCTCTGGTTTTTTTGATTGAACTGCACTAGATACAGGCCGAGGTATTTCTGTTTTTGCGACTTTCTCGACAACCGGAGCAATTTCTTCAGCCGGTGCAGGCTCACTTGGAGTTTCATCATCAGGGTCAAGAACCCACATTTTAAAACCGTGATATTCCCGCCCGGTTTTTTTGCCTTCAAGCAGGCCTTCATATTGTAGTTCAATGTAGTCCCCTACGATTAGATTTTGACACATTGAGTTTATCGCGGTTGCTCCGATAAACCATGTTTCTTTGTCAAAAAAGAATTTTTGAAACGTACCGTTTTGGTTAGTGTCCGAACCCATGTATTGAGCCCTATCAAAGATAGTCTCGCCTGCCACATAGTTCGCACAACTAATCCAATTTCCGCCGCCGCCGATTTCTCGTCTACCCATGCCTCTTAACTCCTAATGAAATATTTAGAAAACCTATCGTACTCGTCTACACCTCGACCCTCGAGATACTTAGACATGAGAACCACTGAATTGCCGCTCGGGGTTAAAACTTCGCCATGCTTAAACGCTGGGGAGAAAGCATAGGTGTCAATTTTAATTTCTTTAGCTTCCGGGCGGTTACTGAAAGTGTCGATGAATGCACGTCGCATGACATCGATGAATCTATCTATAGCAGAAAAGTCCCTCTCGTCAAACTCAATATAGAGGGCATCGTGTAGCGGCATTATGGGTTTAAGTCCGGCGTCGTGTGCGTAGCGAATTGCTCGCCTTAAGATAGCTCCGCCTTCACCTTGCACCGGACAATTGGCAACCGAGCGCATATTGAAGTTATCGCCAAATAGCGTCCAACCATCTGAAAGCCTAAGCTTTTTATTTTTGCGGTACTGGGTTATTTGAAGCCTTCGCCAACGGTCAAACCTCTTATAGATTTTGGCGAATAAATCTACCAGCGTTTCGGCCTCTTCGACACTATGCTCTATCCCGGTATCCAGAGTTAATTTGGCGGCTAGTGATTCAGGTCCCATAAGATATTGAATACCGAGTACCGTAGACTTAAACTTAGTTCTAATGGCTTTAACCTTAGGGTCTTTTTGGTCTGCCGTTCTCTTTACTGCTTTAGCCTTTACGGCGAAGTCAAAATAGACGTCGCCCGATCTATACGAGTCGATCATGTTTCTATCGTCTGACAGTAGCCCCGCGATTAAGAACTCTTGGGACTTGTAATCAATCCCACATATAGCCTTTCCCTTGGGCGGCTCAATAAAGCAACGCATCCAACTAGGCTTTAGCGGTAGGTAGCCCGCAGCTTTCGGTTGAAACCTAGAGCTTTGAGAACCATAAGGATTAAGATAAGCCCTAACGCGCCTATCACGACCCACGAAACTGAAAAAATTTGTCTTATCATTAGCATTAGCCCCCTTAGGAATAAAACCATTCAAAGCTTGTTTCAGTCGTAGATACCTATAAATCTGAGCGGCAAAATCCCCCTCGGGGTACGGCGAGCGGAAGCTGTAAAGCAGAGACCAAGCGTCTTGGAAGCTGAGTGAAAACCCGCCCGTTGCCGTCTTGGGCCATACTCTAGCCTTGCCCGATTTCTTCGAAATCCAGTCTTTTATAGGTTGTTGCCTCATGGCATAGCGAACGTTTTTCTTATCCCATTCGAACACTTTCATTTTCGGAAATTGCTCGTTTATATGTTCTTGAACGTCTTTGAGAATATCAGGTACAGCCTGCGAAAAGTTTCTAACGTGCCCGTAGTTAATTGGATAGCCACGCATCGACATAACGGCGGCGTGAGCTACCGAGCTACCCCGCTCTAGCATCTCGGCTTGGTTAAACACTCCGGCCTTTGTAAACTCGGCAATAACGCGGGCTAGCATCGCCGGCATATATTCGACGTCACTAAGGTTATACTCTAGAATCTCGTCTTTGTTGGCTTCAATCTCTTCGGGGTTATTTCTAATGATTAGGTTTCTAACCCTAGTCTTTCTTTCCGTGTCAACTACCACGTCAAGTAACTTATACGCCGCCGAAGCAAGGGAGCTAGACGGCCTATCGAACCGGGCGAGCTTGTTCATATTCTTTTTTCTCGGGTTTAGGGTCGTAACAACCTTCCCGTCGATTAATTGCTTGCCGTGGGAAAACTCGTCATTATGGTTGGTTAGCATTCGGTATTCGGCTTGGAGGTCAATCCACTGGTAGTCGAGCGGGTTAACCCCCCACGAAAGTAAAGCGCTCGCCTCAGCGATTACATTAAAGGCAACAAGTACGGCGGTCTTTGGGTCGGGCGGCTCAACACCACCCGAGCATTGATGTAACCATCTCGTTTGGTCTTTATACTGCCCAGTCTTTGAATCTACCAAACGCTGGGCATAGCTCACCAAGTTCAACTTCGGCTCAGCCGTAGAATTATATTCAAAGTCGATAAATCTAAGTTTCAATCTTTAGATCCCATAACATAAAGAACGACGAACACTAGGGCGACTACCACGACTAAGGCGATCAAAGGTTAGCCGAAGTTGGTGTTAGTTGCCTTCACCGCCCGCAAGTAATTGTAATAGTCTTCGGTCAATTTGACTTGCAACGGCCCGTCTGAATACACCAAGTTTAAGACTAGTTTCCCGTTAACCTTGTAATGCTCAAAGAATGAAATAATACGAGACTCGGAGGTTTTTTCACCTTGCCCGCGTTGCTTGTTGTAGGTGAGTATTTCGTCGACCGTCCACAACTTGCCCGGAAATATCTCGCTTATTGGTTGGTCGTCAATCTCTATTTTAAGGAAGTCCATGATACCCTGTCGGGCCGCTCGCAAGGTCATTATTTCATAGGTCTTTGTATGCAACGGTTGGTCGTTCGAGTAGCGTTTAAGGTTAGAACTGCTAATGAGCTGAAAGTATAGTTTCGCCAAAGAGTTTGGGTTTCTAATCTCTTCGTTAAGCTTTGCCCGAAACTCTTCGTTAAAGACTTCAGTCATTTTAGCCTTAGGTAAATCTAGTACAGACATCTTTCGACCCGTGGCCGGAGGGATCATTATTTCGTTTGGGCAATTATTACAAATTAAAATTGATAGGGTATTTTCAACGGTTCTTCTTTTTTTGAACTTGCCTTCCCTACTTTGGTCGTCTTCAACTAACTCTTTAAGGAAGTCCATTTGGTCGTCGGTACTCAACTTATATTCGTCAAAAAATAAGATACGGGCGACGTTATACTCGTCGTTAAACCTAGACGACTTAGCGTGCAAGCGGCCTTTACAAAAATAGCCGTGGTCATTGTCTTCGCCGCCGTTAATAAGCCCCTTCAAAAGGGTAGCAAATGTCGTCTTGCCGGTACCCTCCCGGCCCGAGAGAATCAGTACAGTTTTCGCCCTAGTATTTAGCGCGTGGCCTACCCACGTATAGACGTACTTCCTTTGCTCTTCGTCGGCGAGAAACCACTTAAGCCACGCTATAATATGTTCAATGCTAGCGTCTTTAACCTCGTCCGGCGGATTTTTGTAGATCTCCGGCCTACGGTAGATATTAACTTCCTTGGCGACGTTAGGCTTTTCACTATCTCGGTAGATGTAGTCTTTCGTCGGCTCAAACTTAAAGTCGATTGTCGGCGCATACCTTAAAGCTTGCCGGTTAAAATACTTCGCACCAACCCTAGCCTTGTACGCCGTTAGGGGCATCCTTGTTGCCGTATAGTCGGGGTTTAGTAGAACAACGCCGTCCTTTTCTTTATGCTCCGGCGTGTCATAAATACAATCCTTAACGGGCACTGTAACTAGAAAAGTGTTAGCCGTTTTCTTGCAAAGCGGCTCCGCCGATTCTTCGCCCTCAGCAGCCGCTACAAACCTCTTTACCTCGTCAATAAACTGCATTCTCTGACTCTCCCAAGTGTAAATAACATCGCCAAAAGATTTAAGCCCGTCCGGACCAAGAGCCTCAAAAAGAAAACCAATTACGGTTTGTCTGGCAGTTAAAGCCTTGCCCTCAAGTATTATGTTTGGATGGGTTTTCCATCGTAGGTTGTGTTTATCGGTGTAGGAAAACAGCGGCGTTAGGTCTATACGGCTCAATTTCAGCTCCGGTCCAAAATTTAAAACAACAACTTGAGGTCAAAGGTGTATTGACGCTAACAAACCGCTTTGAAATTGTAAACCCGAAAAACGAAAAGAGAGCCGAAGCCCTCTTTTCTACCTTTGACGCTTAGT